CAAATGATTTATATTCACTGTTTGTTTAGAAATCCCAAACAAAGCGTCACACGATTCATAATAAGTTTTATTATACATCGGAGCCGGATAATCATCCCAAATATTCAAATATACAATTGGAATTTTTCTCCTAATTTCATTCTCAATTCTAAACAACCAAACCCAATACCTAGGATCCGTAAATATAAAAATCGCATCCGGCTTTTCAACCTGAATCAACTGCCTAACCAAATCTGAAGATCCATAACCATTACTTGGGTAAATAACTACCGAAGAATCACTCACCCCAATCAACTTATTAGTTTCTTCACTAATATCCAGTCGTTTTCCTTGTTCAGGATGATTAATTGCTGCTCCTACTTGAACCCAATTATAGTGATGTGCTGTATGAAGCACTATCTCCTTAGCTACTGTACCAATACCTGAATGGGTCCTGATATCATCACATAGTAGCAATATTTTCTTTCTTTGTTCTTGAGGAATATACCTCTCCATTTTCGTAACTAATTCCATTTAAAACCTTATTTATTGTATGTCTAAATTATTGTGATTGTGTATTTTTCGTTTAAAATCTTCGTCTGTAAGATACAAATGGATAGCTCTGTCTGCCAACTTTTGGAACGAAAACTTATGCCTCACACACGCAATCTTAAACTCATCGAAAAGATCACTTTGAATCTTTACGCTTGTTAATGTTAATTCTTTTTTACTCATAGCATTGTTTTGGATATACGTATACGAGGAGGATGGGAGGTTAAAGCTTATTGCACAGTTCTTTATTTTTATTGAAAGGGCAATATTGACACATACTAGATACTATTTTTTTATGTTCCTTTTGTAGTGGTTTACCCTTTTTATCAAAACATTCGTTAATAAATTCCTTTAATAGTTTATCGGCTTTATTTAGTTTATTTCTTCCTGCAGCCGGTTTGTGCTGTTGTATTCTATTAATAACGTAATCGGAATTTTCCCAAATTTTTCGACGTAATATAAAAAACTCTACTTCTATATTTTCTAGTGGAACTCCATATTGCTCACTAAAAAATTTCTTGTACAAAACCAATTGCATTTGTTTGGTTTCGTTTTTTTTATCTTTATCCCTCCACCCATTAGTAGAAGTTTTTATATCATAAATAAAGAATTTATTTTGGGATTCATTATACAATACCAAATCAATAAATCCTTTATACATAATATTATTACCTAAATTAAGTAAAATAGGTAATTCAACTCCTACTAAATGCCACCCCCTCTTTTTAAAATATAAATTACGTTTCTTTTTAACAAAATCTAAAATAGCAACTCCATCTTCAAAAAACTCTCTTAGTTCTTCGGGAGAAGAATAATGGGTTTCTTTATTCTTTTTATATTCTTCTTGATATAAAGAAATAAACCTATCCCTAAATGTTTCTTCTAAATCTATACTATCTGCTTTAGCCCCAGATTCTTCATACATAGTGGTAAGCCATCCTTGGATAGTTTCGTGCATAGCAGTACCAAATGTAAAATGAATAGAGGGGAATTCATCATAATGCCCATCTCTATATTGGAGTGCCCACTTATGTGGGCATCCTTGAAACATTGAAAATTGAGAATATGAAATTACCTTGTGGTAAGCATAATTTACCTCTGGTAATGGTTTATTTTGTATCTCCTTGAGTATTTGGGACTTTTTCGTCATAAATTTGTTCTAGTTTTTCTAAATAAAGTATAGCATCCATAAGTTCTTGTTTCATGTGGGTTACCCATTCGTGAAATTTAAGATCACCTCGATCCATATTAACACCATACTTCTTCTCACCAAATTCTGCTCGTGTAGTGAATTGTTCTATAACTGATTTTACTATACTATCCATTTTTTTATTTTTTTGTTGCGGGATTACCATACCAAGTTTCATTGTCTGGTACATCTTTTCTAAGTTGTGAGTTAGCACCAATGATTGCATTATTCCCAATAGATTTACCTGGCATTAAAGTTACATTGGCGCCAATTAGTACATTATCACCAACTCCCTTTACAGCTTTTTTATTATTTTCTTCTAAGTTTGGGGTATCAGTTAGTACGAATGAGTATTTAATAACACAATTTTTACCAATGACTGCATTCGCTGATATTGTACATCGGCTTCCCATAGTTGTGTTATCACCTACCACTACATTGTTTCTAATTTCACAATATGCGGTAAATGAACAATTCTTACCAATCTTTGCACCACTTCGTATGATACAAAAAGGACCAATCTTTGTATTATCACCAATTTCTACACCATCTTCTACCAAAGCAAGTGGATGAATTTCTACATTAGTTCCTATTTTATTCATTTTAATATATTTTTATAGGATTGCCTTTTACTTTAGTGTCTGAGGGTGGGTTTTTTACTACGTTTGAACCCATTCCAATTAAAGTATTATCACCAATTATTATTCTATTTCGTATAGAACAATGTAATTTAATTTTGTTAAAATTCCCAATTTGAGTCCACCCTCCTATAACAGTCCCTACTCCAATTTCATTATTATTGCCTATAACAACATTGTGCCCTATGTTGACATAATTCATAATCAAATTATTTTCTCCTATAATAGTATCTCCCTCTTCACCTACCATAACAGATACAAAATTCATTAAAACAGTATTATCTTTTATAATAATTCTTCCATTTCTATGGGACGAATCCCTTATAGCTCCTGCTTCACCTAAAACACAGTAGGGGCCTATAGTAATATTGTCTCCTAATTCTACATTAGGACCTATTATAGATGTTGGATGTATATTATTCATTTTTAAACCATTGACTAATTTTATTTTTAATATTTTGTTCTGTAGTGGTATTTTTACTTAAACTTTCAACAACAGAAAAAGGGGTAATATTTTCTTTAGTTTTTACATCTACTATAATATTATCGTAATCCCTACAACTTAATATAATTTGATTATCTAATTTTTTAAGTTTATTCCACAACCCTCCATCCGGGGATGATTGAACATCACTTTCCCATAACACGCCACCAAAATAATTCTTTATTACATTTCTACTCAAACATCGACCCGGAGCTAAAGGTTCACCTTGTCTGTAATGACCTGGGAGGTAACCTGGGGAGTAAATAGTTGTGGAGGTTTCGGGGTTGTAGAAATAAATATCTTTCCAACTTACAACATCTAAATATTGGATATGGTATTTAATTATATCAAGTGTTTTCTCATCAATAAAATCATCACTTCCCAATAAAAGGAGGTGAGTGTATTGTTCATTTTCTAAGAAATAATCTACTCTTTTATTAAATTTAGCTCCTATGGGGGAATTAGGAGTTTCTAAATAAGCACAATTCAAATCTTCACATAATTTTCTACTTTTTTCCCCTTCACTCCCTACAACTAGAACATCTAGTCCTAAATTTTGGTGATGTTTAATAAATTTTTTAGTTAATTCATATCTCCCCCACATAGGAGTAGCTACTAATATTTTAGAGTCAATTCCTTTATAGGGTAAATTTCTATCTTCAAAATGTGGAACAAAAAATTTAAAAAAATGATTAACTGAGGGGAAAGTAGCATGTTCTTGTTGGTAGGTTTCTTTAAAATTTTTTCGATCTAAATTATTATATTTTTTTGTTAAAGACGTAGAATTTTTGTGAAATCCTGTAGTATAGGTGTATCCATACTGTGGGGGGAGGGTTTGAATTACTTCGTCTTTAAACACCACTTCATCTATATGAGGGGGACAAACATTAGCTAAATACGATATAAATCTTTCAGTATATTCAGCATCCCCCGCAAATCTAGTATTATAAAAATAACCTAAAGTATTAAATATATCTTTTTTGTAGAAATTTATTCCTGTGGCGTGTTCATAAGAATGGTATTTAATTTGGGGTGGATCAGAAGTCATATCCCACCTTTTTCCATTTGATACTCCTACAATAGCTGATAATTTAGGATGAGTTTTAAAAGTGTTTATATAAACAGAAAATCTATCATAAGATGAAGTATCATCCGCTCCGTGAACTGTAAAATATCTCCAGTCGTAATTTTTAAACTCCCATAAAGCTCTATTAATACTGTAGAAAACTCCTCTATTAGATTTATTAGTTAAAATTGTAATTTGGGGGTGAGATTTAAATTGACTTAAAATCTTAAAAGTATTATCAGTTGAGGCATCATTTACTATAACCAAATGCCAATCTTTATAAGATTGATTGATGATAGAATTTACAGCATCTTCTACCACTCCCCCACCATTGTATACTGGTAGAATACATAGCGTTTCTTGGGTCATTGCTTAAACATTTTTACTACATCCTCATCTTGGTATCCCGCTTTAGAAAGAATAGTTTTTAATTCCGTTTTAGTTAAAACACTTATCATATCTGATGCTTCTCTGGTAGAGAAGTTATAGATAGATGCTAAAGCTTCGGTTAACTCTTGTTTGGGTTGCTTTACAGTTGGCTTAATATATTTAAGCCAAACATTCTGTTTAGGGAGCAAACCACAATATATTTTATAATACTTTTCCTTATCAGTATAAGGAATAGTTTGTACATAATTTATCAACTCAACAAAGGGTTGATGCATAGATAAAAAACGATTAACCATATAGGGATTAAAGGACTCCTTTTCTTTATCAGAGAAGGAGTCCCAATCTCGTTTTTCACCGGTTAGTTCCTTTAGCCAGTCGAATAAAGTCACGGTTAAATAGTATCGTATTCGTCACGAAGTTCAGGGGGAAGACTTTGAGCTAAAACCTTACCTGTAGATGGATCATAAAAAACAGGGACCGGTAAAATAGCATCCTCCGAACTGTTAACTACAAAACGTGAAACTTTACGCAAAATAAAACCTTGTTGCCACACATTATTACCTGATTCAGTAGTAATTGTGGTTGTTTTGCTCAAATCAATTTGTGGTTGAGCTGTCATCTCTGATTTCTTCATATTCTGTTTCTTTAATTTCGTTACAAAAGTAATATATGTTTTCTTTTTTTAGTACTGTATCACAATGCCAATAATCTTTAAGTATATTAGCATCTATTTTTTCAGATTCTCTTATTGTACGATACAATGAGAATTTTCTATCTCCAAATTCTATAATGTCTTTATAAAACAACTTTACCAGAAATTTCAAGTAGTTTAGAAATACATGCCATTATATTTATCTCTTTATCGATTCGAAAATTTGAATGATACATGTATTCCTCTATAATAATAATAGCTTCTGCGGGACGCGATGTATATTCGTCTACACGTTCATATAACGTTTTATACAGCGCTTCAAAATCATTTACATTGGAATCCGCGATTACTTGCCGAATTTCCTTAAATGATTTTTTATTAGGCAGCAATTCAATAACTTTATCAATATAATTAGATGATACAAGTGTTTGCTTATCTAATTCTAATTCACCATTTTTAATAGACATCTGACATACGTTAAGCATTTTGCGTACATCAGGATAATATTGGTTTACAATATGTTTTAAATCAGTATCACTATGCTTAACTCCCTCGTTTGATAATACTTTAAAAATATGTTTTGCTACTTCACCTTTACTAGGAGGTACAATTTTAAGTACTTGACAACGAGATTGAAGAGGGTCGATAATACGCTCTACATAGTTACAAGTAAGAATAAATCTTGTACTTTTAGAGAATGTTTCAATAACATTTCGAAGTGAAGCTTGAGCTTGGATCGTTAAAAAATCAGCCTCATCTAAAATAACTACCTTTAGGGGTTTAAAAGACATTGTACTGGCAAACCCCGATACTTTATCTCTAATAGTTTCAATACCTCTTTCATCTGAAGCATTAATGTAAAGATAGTCACAACTAAGGTTATTAACTAATAGTTTAGCAAGAGTAGTTTTACCTATACCTGCTGGGCCATAAAATATAAGGTTCTGGATATCGTTTTGAAGGAGATAATTGTGCATTATACCCTTAAGATGTTCATTACCTACATAATCACCAAGTTGTTGACTTCTATATTTTTCAACCCACAAACTATTATTGGTAACCGTCTCCATAGAAGTCAAATGTTTTAATTGGTTCTGGCTTAAGTTCGATTTCTACTCTATCTACAGCATACAAAGCACCTCCTAAGGGATCAAGATAGAATGCTTTGTTAAATTGTGTTTTTTGAAAGTATTTTTCTAATGTTTCTGTAAGGGAAGAGATTACAGTATCAGGCTCATTGATGAGAGCCCACCTGTCACCAGGTGGTACTCTCTTAGCAATGAGTTGTTTTTGTTCTACAGTTTGAAATTCAGTCATTACCTAAATTTAAAACATTCCCGGCATCCCTCCCATTTCTTCTTGCTTTTCTTTTGGTTTACTAACCACAGTACATTCTGTCAAAAGAATAGTGCTAGCAATAGAAGCGGCATTTTCTAGAGCACAACGAGTAACTTTAGTAGGGTCAATAATTCCTGCTTCCAAGAAATCTTCATACCTACTAGCTTTAGTGTTGTATCCGGAATATGGGTTTTCGCCATTAGTGATATTAAATTCAATTTGGTGAATATTATCTACTCCAGCATTATCTAAAATTTGATAGAATGGTTTACGAAGAGCAGATTTCATAATATTACAACCTAACAATTGATCATCGTTTTCAATATCACATTCAACATTAATACTAGAACGAAGCAATGCAATTCCTCCTCCAGGTACAATACCTTCTTCAATTGCAGCTTTAGTAGCTTGGAGAGCATCATCTACTCTATCTTTACGTTCACGCATTTCAGTTTCAGTATTTCCTCCTACATGAATTACCGCTACACCACCAACTAATTTAGCCAAACGTTCTTGAAGTTTTTCGGTTTCAAATGGTGAAGTAGAGTTTTCAATTTGGTTTTGAAGTGATTGACACAATTGAGAAATATCGTTTTGATTGCCTGCTCCATCTACAATAGTAGTAGTATCTTTAGTTACAGTAACGGTACGACACTCACCCAACCACCTAGTATCAAATCGTTCTAATTTCATGCCTTTATCTTTATCAACAACCTGACCACCAGTTAGGGTAGCCATATCTTGCATTAGAAGAGTACGTCTTTCACCAAAGTCAGGAGCTTTAACAGCACACACATTCAAAATTCCTCTCATTTTATTAACAATAAGAGTAGCAAGTGCCTCACCTTCAATATCTTCAGCTACAATCAAAAGTGGTTTACTTTGGGATGAAAGACTTTCAAGAAGAGGCAACATATCTTTAATTTGAGTCAATCTACCATTGTAAAACAAAATAGCAGGATTTTTAAGAACACAACTCATATTATCGTTATTAGTTACAAAATATGGAGATTTGTAACCTCGATCAAATTGCATTCCTTCTACTGTTTCAAGATAAGTTTCGCCAGTACGAGATTCTTCAATAGTAACTACTCCATCTCGTCCTACTTTTTCCATAGCAGTAGCAATCAATTCCCCAATCTCAGCATCATTATTAGCTGAAATAGTAGCTACTTGGCGGAGTTGGTCTTCATTAGAAATGTCTTGAGAAAGGGAACGGAGGTATTCAACATGAGATTTTACACACTTATCAATTCCTCTTTTAATCTCTACAATATTGTGTCCTTTATCACTATAACGAGAAGCAGCGTTTACAATTTCACGAGCTAGCAAAGTTGAGGTTGTGGTTCCATCACCTGCTTGTTCTGCGGTTTTGATAGCTGCTTGTTTAAGCATTTGGGCTCCTAGATTTTCAATAGGGTCTTCAAGCTCAATAGCTTTAGCCACAGTTACTCCATCTTTTGTACTTTGGGGTACTCCGTGTTCATTTTGAATAACAACATTTCGACCATTGGGGCCCAAAGTAGTTACAACTGCATTAGCTAGTTGATTAATCCCGCTAATCAATTTTTTACGGGAATCTTCTCCGTAGTTAATAATTTTACTCATTCTTCAATAATTGCTAAAATTTCGTTTTCTTTACAAATCAAATATTCTTCTCTCCCATTATTAAATAAAGTAGGACCTAATTGAGGGAGTAATACAATATCTCCTACTTTAACAGTAGATTCAATAACTTGTCCCATAGCACTATACTGCCCAGGACCTACTGATACTACTTTTCCTTTAAGGGTTTTTTCTTTTCCCATATCTGGGATGACAATAGAACCGTATGAAGCTTCTTCGTCTTCGATTTGTTCTACGATAACTGCATTAAAAAGTGCTTTTAATTTCATGGTTTAAATGTTTGTTCAAATTGAGTTACAACTGATTTATATTCATCAAGATAGGCTTTAATACTACTATAAGACTGTTGCCTTACTTTGTTTTCAACAATTTTTTTAAGGGCTGAACCAAAGTTACCAAAATGACCAATACAGGATTCATAGGGTTTTCCGCCGTCTGGGGTGATAGTTTTGTAAACTGAATAATTGTACTCATCGATTTGG